GCTATGGTCTCTCCCTACCGACCGCCGCAGTGTGGTGGACTCTTTGGATGTTTATGTACACTATTAAATCCAATCACCATTGCTATTCTTTATCTTACATATATATTGTATTAAAATTTTTATAAAAAATCAAATTTTAATATAATAGTAGTTCCTGCGGGATTTGAACCCGACGTCTCGTCCTTGAAAGGGACGCGTCCTTACCTATTAGACTAAGGAACCAAAATATTATAGATTGGGTATGCAGTTGTAAAGCGGTTTCAACCCAGCCCTTACTCAATCATACGCATCCTTGATAGATTTCACAACTTTATACTATTCTCTTCTCGCGCTTCATATCGAAGGAATTGTGAGTTAGTCCTCACAGTATTCTATCGCATAGGCTTTATTTTCTTATACGACTTTTAATACTTGTCTACCAATCTATAATTTTTAATAGTTTAGGTTTACCTCCACGATGAACTCTATCAAACTGGAGGGAACAAGAAACGCTTGCACGTTTCTGAAAACTGTTTCTACACATGGTAGATCAGATAATTGAGTTTACTTTGCGTTCTTATTAAGCGTTTCCCACTAAGCCACATACCTATTACAGCTCCCAAAAGTCGAATTACATAGTCGGTGGTAGTTTAACTCTAATCCATGATAACGCTGATTTTAATGTCTTATCTGACTATTAGAGTGATGGGGTTCGAACCCATATCTCTCTGCCGAGCGACTTCTCCCATTCATCCACACTCTAGGTCTCTCCTTTGGTGCGCATCCAGGAGAGCGAGAAGGTTGCAACAAGACTCTTCTAATTAAAAGAATCTCCTCTCTTTAAATTGTTTTTGTAAATCTCTTGAATCTAACAAGGCACAATCTAATAAAAACCTATTCTTTCTTTTAAGTGGCTTTGAACTCCCACTGCATACTCCGAGAGGGACTTGAACCCTCACCCCAAAGGACTGGTTCCTAAAACCAGCGTGTCTGCCATTCCACCATCGGAGCCTATAGATGGGTGTGTGCCACTACTTTAGCCCTGCTCGGATGCCCACCAGCATCCTACTCCCATTCCGTCTGGGATGCAACAAAAGTTTCACCTTTATCACTTTCAAAGATACTTGACTTTTACCAGGCACCAAGTTCTTTACCTGACTACTGTTCTTAACTCCCCCAATAGTGCTCGCGGCTGTATATCATCAGCTTAGATCTACATTGGCTGAGGTAAATCGACTCAATAACTGCCAGAGTGGGACTCGAACCCACGACCCTTTGATTAACAGTCAAATGCTACCACCAACTGAGCTATCTGGCACTATTTTATTCAGATTCTTCTGAATTAGATATTGGTAAATAATAAACTATATTACATTCACAATTTGGATGATATGGAGGAATATCTGTTAATAAAGTTGGATTAATTCTTCCCCCGCCTAAATGATCTAGACAATTTCCACAAGCGTTATCACCAATAATTTCACATTCAATCGCTTGAGGGCCAACCTCTTGAGCTAATGTATGATTAAATATATAACGAGATTCTGTATTTAAAATTTTATTAATTGCATTTAAAAACATATTTTTATCATGATTATTTAAATAATCAGAGTAATGTTCATAAATTCTATTTTTAAAATTTTTACCATCTTTTGAAAAAGTTAATTCTAAAACAACATTTTCAGAAATTTCTATCCAATCTGTATCAATTTTATATACATCAGTGATAAAATTTAAACTATGTAAGAGCATACTCTCAAAAGTTTCTTCAACCTGATATATACAATAAGATTCAAAATCAATATCTTCATTATCAAAATTTTTTTGAATTTTTGTTAATGTCTATGAAATTATTGTTTTACAAAAATCGTTATATTTTTGTTTTCCGTTAAGATAATCCTACTTAGTCATACTTTTTGCTCCTTAAAAATTTTTACAAGACAGCAAGTTCCTTTTCTAAAACCCGTAGGTGGCTTACCAAATTAGAACCACAATAAACTTCAGCGCTTTTTGAGTAGATTAGCGAAATTTGTTCTTATATTAAAATAATTGAAATTTTGCAGTTTTGCTGTCTTTATTAACTTTATATATATATTATATCAAAAATTTTTTATAAAATCAACTTTTCGATCTTCTTCATGGAGAGCGGCGCTTGGCTCGATCTCCATGAGACGTTCCTAACTTCTTTAAGGAACTATTGTTTTTCTTCTCTCTTTATCTTACATATATATTATATCAAAATTTTATAAGAAAATCAATAAGTTCTCCTAGAAGTCTATTCTTATTAAAAAGTACACAAATCTTTTTAAACAGCTCTGCCCAAAAATTTTTAAAAAAATTTTTTGAGCAAATTAGCACGACGAGGATTTCGCAGTTTTCTAAGCGCAGCTGCTTCAATCTGACGAATACGCTCTCTGCTAAGCCCAAGTTCTTTACCAATCTCATCCAGAGTCTCAGCTCTATTAAGACCGATGCCAAATCGCCTTACAATAACTATCTTTTCACGATCATTTAGAGTATCAAGAATATTCCTAATGGCGGCAGTACAATCATTTTCTTCAATTGCCGCAAAAGCAGGAATTACAGATTCATCTTCAATAAAAGAACCAACAGTGGTATCTTCATCATCACCAACCATAATATCAAGAGAAGTAGTATCCTTCATCCAGGTATATGCTTCCTTAACTTTTTTAACTTCAATACCAAGAGCTGCTGCAACTTCAACTTCCTTAGGCTCACGCCCATGAGTCTGCTGAAAGTCACGCTCAACTTTCTTAATATTACTCATAAGTTCAATAATATGAACAGGAATACGAATATTACGAGCCTGATCCATCACAGCGCGAGAAATAGCTTGCTTAATCCAATAAGTAGCATAAGTAGAGAACTTAAATCCCTTACTTACATCATACTTATCAACTGCCTTAATCAGACCCATATTACCTTCCTGAATGAGATCCAAGAGGGTGAGACCTCGACCCATATAACGCTTAGCAATAGAGACAACAAGGCGCAGGTTGTGATTTATTAAATCATCTTTGGCTTTTTGGCTCCCATTGGCTGCGGCCTCCGCTAGTTTGATTTCTTCTTCTCTTGACAGAAGATTATACTGACCAATCTCGCGCAGATACATTTTCACAGAACTGGTAATAACAACATCAGCACTACCAGTATTTACCTCATTCTCCTGATCAAACTCCATATCTTCATCTAGATCCAACGCATCAATCATAATTTCTGCCATATAAGAACCCTCCAACTGTCTTGTTTTTCTTTTTCTTATCTTTATTACATAATAATTATATTATATTTTTTTTAAAAAAACAAGAAAAAATTTCTTAAATTAAACTTTCCCTCTTTGCCATTGATGTCTTGCTTTTGATTGCTCCTTCCAAGACCTTTGAGTTCTTCTATAACGATCATCCCACAACTGCGGAATTTCTTTTGTTGAACCGCGATTAAAATATTTATAATCAGAATTTGCATACATACGCATAATTTTTGCGGTATGCGGCGGTGACTGACTCGGACCACCGCGCCACTTTCGTGTATGAGGAACTGGATCTTTTCTATATCTATAATTAGAATTCATTCTTCTTAAGAACTCATACTTGCGAGATTTTGAACGCCGTCTCCGCAATCTCCATGTAAAAAATGACCAGCTATATGTATTAGTTTTTTCTTCTGCTTCCCAATTTTGATATAACTTTAAAGCATCTGATTCAAAATTATGAACATTAATAATTCTATCAAAATTATCATAAAGAATATAACGTCTATAATACTGATCCCAACTACTTTTGAATAATTCATTTACATTGCAAGTACACTGTTCAATAAAAGAATTACTTGCACTTTTATGGCACCTAAAAAAATTATCTACCCATTCACTAGTATGATAATACCATCTAGCAATAAACTTTATTAATTCATCTTTTGAATAAAAATAATCAATAATTTTATCAACCGAAGCGTCATAAAGTTTATAAAATTCTTCATGAGGAATCTGATACATTATATTAACCTCTTATTAAAAATAAAAAATAATAGTGCGCACGAGAGTCGAACCCGTATTAGCGGCTTATAAGGCCGCCGTTCTAACCACTGAACTAGCGCACTTTATTAATATTTAAAAACAGATTATATTGAACGCCTCAAATCTGAATATTACCTACCGGCCCTCAACTTCCATTCATGACTAGGGAGGGACGCCGCTCAATTTCCAAGTATATACTATGCACAGCAGTAATTACTATGTCGCGCGATTTTATTTATATACGAACAAAATGCTTTTGCATCTTTTTCTTTTGAAAAATGAAAAGCTAAATAATTAGTAGGAGCATAATAATACATTCCTTCTGCATGAAATGTATTTAATAAAAGATTAACGTATTCTTCAACAGAAAATCCTAAAATACGCATTGGAGTATACCATTTAGCAGAACGTCCACTAAGATTTTTAACATCATTTACATGCCAACGTCCTGCCGATTCCCAACAGGTCATTTGATAAAGATGAACTCCTGTTCCCATAATTATCTCCTTACAGTCCTAATTTATTTAACAAAGTAGTAAGTCTTTCCTTCTCTTCTGCGCTCGGCTCCTGAGGAGTTTTTTCATTCGTTTCTACAGACTTCACATCTGTAATTGCCGCAGTTTTCTCACCAGGTAGAACAGTATCGTCTCCACCCTCAACAGCAACCTTAGCACAAGTCAATGTTACCTTAATCTGCAGTGGTAGACCTTCTTCAATCCCGTTAATACGAATTTCCTTGCCATCATTATACAAGAAACTTCCAGGAAATGCCGTAAGAATCTTTTCAGCAACTTCCTGTTTCAAAATACTTCCTTTTGCAGCCATGTTTTTTACCTCTTTCTTTATCTTATGTATATATTATATCAAAAATTTTTAAGAAAATCAATCTTTCTTTTTAGCTGTTCGTATCACAATTTTATTTGTCTCAAAGGTTTTAGCAAGTTCTGAAAATCGGTCACATATAGCGCAGCTTCCTGGCTTATATAAGCACCGTTTGCCGCATTTACTTCTAATCATTCCAAAAGTATTTAATAGATATTTACTATCAAGTTCTCCTTTAAAAGTGGGAATAACATCTTTTAATTTACCAAACCATTTCTCTTGTTTATAAATTTTATATAATACTTGTTGTCTCTTTTCATCTGTAACCAATTCAAATACATCTACAAAAGTCGCATATATAGAAATATCCTCTGGTCTAATAAAAAATGTCTTTATACTTGGAGTATCTGAAAAACTTGACTGACAAATATTTGGAAAAACTCTAACTCTTATATTATTTTCATGTAATATCCTACTGATTTTATCAAGGAAAAATCCTAATTCTTCACATATATACATATCAGTAGGTTTATAAGTTAATAATCCATGTAGTTGATCAATAGTGGTAACTGGATTTACAAAGAAAAATGGTAATCCAATTTCTTGTGCTCTTGATAAATGATCTTTATTATTAAAATCAAGAATAATTTTTATATTCTTATATTTATCGTATAATCCCTTTAATAATTTAGCATCCACTTCTTCAAAAGCATCTGTTATATCAATTACAATAGACTTATCTTTATATACATCTAAAAAATCTTTTAATGTGCGGTCGGCAGGTCGATATTTAATTCTAAATTCTTCTGCATCCTACAAATACTTTTGAGAAGGATAATAATTTAAACAAAACATATAGTCCTCCTACGCAAATAAAGGGAGATAATTACTTATCTCCCTTGGTATCATTTAATGAATTACTCTTCGTCTGTATCTACATCGGTGGCAAGACGATAAGCCATTCTTTTGTTACCCTCAACCTTAACGGGTTCCTTAACAATCATGCCAGCCTTCACCAGCTTACCAAGACGAGCAGTCACCTTATTGCGAGTAACTTCCTCGCTATCCAGAGCAATTACGATCTCATCGACAGTAATCAGATCATCACCAATCTGAGCAAGAATGGCATCGGTCATAGCATCAGATTCAGCCTTCTTCTTCTCTGCACGCTCAGCGGCGGCAACCTTACGCTTTTCAAGAGTCTCGATCTGCTTATCAATGAACTCAACCAGTTCATCCTGCTGTGCCTGATCCTCAACAGCTGCCAGCACCATCTCACGAAGCTCCGCAAAATACATAGCCTTAGTTTTCTTTACAGTGTTCTCCATAGTGAAAATCTCCTTTTTTCTCTTAAAATGTTTTTTGTAATTTGTTTTTTCTTTATCTTACATACTTATTATATCAAAATTTTTTTAGTTTTTCAAGCGGTGGTCTCTTTATCGCCATCTTTAACCAATACTGGCGTTGATATATCGAATCTCTCGATCAGATAAATCATCATATCTTAATCCATAATTTTCAAGAATTTTCTCAAACTCAGAAAACTCAATTTCAGGACGGGGATATTTTTTAACAACATTGATGACAGCATTGATTTTCCCCGCCCGCGTCGGTAGTAAGCCTTCGGCTTCCGCATAAAACATTATTTCTGCAAATGTCATCACATTCTCCTTTAAGCTTTCTCGCTAATAACAAAATCAAAATCAGTATCTTCCATTACATACTGAAAATCAAATACAACATCTGTAATGGCTTTCAACATTTGAACTTCCATAAGCTCATCACCATAATAACTCTCAATTTCCTGCATAGCTTCAGTAAAAGTGTCTGCCGCAACTACACCAGAACGAATTGTTTCCTTACTATCAATTGCGTCCCAGATTTTCAATTGATATTCCCAATACCATATTGTTTTTACCATATTTTGTTATCCTTCCTTTCTTTATCTTATATATATTATAACAATTTTTTAGTTAAAAATCAAAAAAACTTCTATGCATTTCATATTCACGATCTGAACAATCAGCTTTATAATCTTCCTGTGAATATTTATAAGGACAATCTTCACAATCATAATCTTCATTAAGTTCGCACCAGGATTCAGGAGGCTCATAAAGAGTCCCTGGCCACGTTTTTTCATGAATACAATACCAACTCATATAATCCTCCTTACTCAATCCAATAAACAATACGAATCTGACTATAATCATCTCGCCAATCCCATCCATCCATAACCTCAAGAAACGCATCAACGCGATTCATAAGAGATTTTAGCGGCGTAGGCATCATAATTTTCTTAGGCGGATCCTCTTCTTCTCCATTATAATATGCTTCATCCATAGCTTCATAATCTATTGCTTCTGGATGTTCAAGGCAGTAAATATACATATCCGCATAGCTAAACCAGCGTACGGTTGGGGTATAAAGATGCTTTTCTCCCGCATACTCAGTTTCATAACAACAGTGGTCGTAGGCTTCCTTAATCTCTGCCGCCACATTTTCAGGTAAACCGTGATGAATACCCCTCATAGTTGGAAAATCATTACCAGTACCATTATTCTCTACAATAGAAAAAAGATCATGGCATCCATTGTAAGGGAATAGATCTGCGGGTTCCTGCTTAGTATGATTATAATTCCACACAATCGGGTGCTGCATTTCATATTTACCAGTATTACGATCAGGTCGCTCAACAAAGAAATATGGGCTTCTACTCATTTGTTCAACCCTCCTTTATCTTTCTATAAATATTATAACAAAAATTTAAATGAAAAACAAATAGTGATTAATAATCTCGCATCATCTGTTTCATATCACGCTCTCTAATTTTCTCTGCCTTTTGTCTTTTAAGATTCTGGCGGGCAGGGAGGCTTCCCTTTTTAGCTTTATACTTCTTACAGGTCTGGCATGCCTTTCTGAAAGTTCCTTCTCTACCTTTTGCACATTCGCCTTCCCACTTGTAAAATTCGCAGGCAATTTCGCGTGTTGTAGCCATCTTAATTCTCCTTCTTAATCTGAATAATTACTAAAATCGAGTATACATGGAGTCTCATCTCCGCGATACCCAAAATTTCCACTGTGAACATCTTCCAAAATATCGGGGTCTATATTAGCACAATAATATAAAAACCTCTCAACTTTAGATTTTCCATATTTATCAAGACAATTTGCTATCCATTCAGGCTCAATATAGAACTTTCCTTCATCATACCACTTATCCGCAAGATCTTGAGATTTTCTTGACGGTCTGCGGGTACAATAAGAATCGTTTTCAGGTGTTACTTGCTCTTGTAAAAATATACGAACGCCGCACATTTCTTTATAGAACATAACCTTTGCAACAAAACAATCTAAGCCATATGTTTTAAGTCTATTATATTTTTCAAATTCAGTCAAACAATAATCTTTAGAATCTGATCCTGCCGCCCAACAAAAAGGATGCCAATCCAAATCTCCTTCTATGTCTTTTTCAGTATAATAACCATTAAAAGGAACTTTAATAACTACATTACCAAGATTGGGAGAAACAATTACCATTTTTGACATACCAAAACACACAGTTGCATCAGGATCTACATCCCAAACCGCCTCTTGAAAAAACGAAAAATCTACTGGTTCAGAATCTTCATATTCACAACAGATAACTCCAAATTCTTTTGGCAGAGGAAAAATCGCCTCCAAAAATTCATCTACTAATTTATGATTAAATGTCATTGATTTTCCCTTTCTACTCTTCCTTTATTTTCATATATATTATATCATATTTTTATAAAAAAATCAACGGGGGATCTTTATCCCCCGTTCATCTTACCAGTTGATTTCATAAATGTAATAAGTTGTATGTATAACCTCATATCCGTATTCTTTAAGTTTACGAATATTTGTTCTACGAATATCTCCTCTCCACTTAATTCCTGTATAGCCTTGGCGGGAAGCTGCATCAATCGACTGTATAATGTACTTCAATTCCGCCCTATCAAGCTGTCGTTCATGTCTTTCTACATTACCCCTTGCCGCATCTGCTCCCCAATTAAAAAACATATTAACCCTCTACTTTCTTTACAATACAACGAGTAAGGTGTGTCTGATTAACACCCATATATTCATCAAACTTCTTAATAGTGCCAGTAAGATCAACTGTTTCCCCAACAGTAAGACCCATATCACACTTAGAAGTCATCCAAACAAAAACATAATCTCCAGAAGTAAATGTATATACAGAAGTATATCCATACATACCTTCAAAACCGCGAATGCTATCTACTTTAGCAGTAATATTGCGGATCCGCTCTTTCTCAACTCCAGGATAATAAACAGAAGTGGACGGGCCTTTAAGCTCAACCATCCGCCGCGACACAATAGCCTTGGCATCTTCTTTAAACTCTGCCCACTTACTTTGTGGATTGTAGTTATAGAGTTCGTCAAAACTCATTGCACAGAGTTTATATCCTTCAGGAAGTTCAACTTCCTTAGAGAAAAACCACTTCAGAGTAGGATCAAAGCGAGCACCCAACTCTTTCAGCTTATCCTTAATTGCAAAAGTATCATCACCATATACAAGATAAGCCTTTTCATCTTCGCCAAAACCAAGTTTCAAAGCAACTTCATGCTTATATTTAGCAGCGTTTTCAACAAGATCACGAGCCTTGGCTTCTTTCTCAGCTTCTCTCTTGGCGCGAGCACGCTCATTTGCAGCCTGCATACGAGTATATTCTTTTTCAGTATAGGCACGGATAAGTTTAGTTTCTTTTCCACTTCCACCGCATTTGTAACAAACACTGCCATCAACAGGAATAGGAATATACTGATTATTTTCAACACGAGCGACAATAATTCCAAGACCAGAACATCTGTCGCATTTACGCTGAATTTTTACAACCATTTTACCTTTTTCATTTTCAAAAGGTTCACCAATAATCTGTGCATTTTTATAAGAATCAGCTACAAAGAATTTTTCCATACTCATCACCTTTTTCCTTTCTTTATCTTACATATATATTATAATAAAAATTTTAAAAAAAATAAAGCTGCGGATCTGCAGCTTTATATCAAAAGATAATTTCTATCTATTTATGTCTCTTCATTCCATACAACATCTTTTTTTATATAGTTATATTTTCCATTTGTTCTGCAAGTTCACAATAAAGAGTAATCTCTTTAGCCCATTCTTTAATACTTTTAATATTTCCATTAAAACGATTATATCTAAGAATTGCATTTGCTAATTCTTCAATTCTATTTTCTATTGTAAACCAATATGGAGTGGCACCAAGTGGCGGTTTATTATATTTTTTAGCTATATTTTCTGCAATAATTTCAGTAGTCTCAATATCTTTATTTACATCTAAACTCATTATTATCTCCTTTCAATTAAAATAAAAGAAAGTTGCGCTTTAGCGCAATCTTTCTTCTTACCACCACATTGCATCACGCTGCGCAGCTTCAATCTCCCAAATAGAAATTTCATCATGAGGATTTTTCGGAAACCACCATTCTTTAGCATCCAGCATATCCTGATAAGTAGCTCCAGGATACCAGTCCTTTCCTGTCAGAGCACACGCTGCAAGCACTTCGGGATCTGTTACATCAGAATGGCTATACCAACTGTAAATTCTGTTGCGAATACATTCCGTGTTACAAGTAATATGATTAGCTTCCAGATTTTCAACTACCAGAACCACTGCATCTTCAACTGCCGCATATTTCTTCATAACAGACCCCTTTCTTTACTTCTCTCTTTATCTTACATATATATTATACTATAAAATTTTAATAAAATCAATAAATTAAATTAATACTTGATGATTATCTTCATCTATTTCTGGATAAATATCATACCTATCCCCATAATCATATCTTATAAACTCATAATCTTCTAGATGATTTGCAATAATAAAACCAATTAATTCATTTCCTGTCATATTTTTTCCTTTCACCAATTTTGTTTTACCTCAACTTCTGCATCACAACATTTACTAAAGAAATTCCAAGGTTCTTTAGTAATGCGGCAGGCACGAGATCTACCCGCAATAAATTTTCCGCAGCAAGAGCAATAAATAGTATATTTATAGATTTCTTCGTTTCCTTTTGTACGTTCAAGATCAGAATAAATCGCAGTATCATTTGTTGTTCCAATTTTTTCGCAATAGAAACGAAATGTGGAATCATGCCCATGATTTTCATGGGTAATAGCGCAGCTTACATAATGTGCGCACTCATGAGCAATAACCGCTTCGATGGACTCATCTGTAGCTGTTTCAAGCAACTGCCGCGAAATTTCAATCTTGACAGGATTCCAAACTGATCCATGCCTTTGGTAGAAGCACCTACCAAGAGTGCGAGTAAGTCTGCCATTAATAATTACAGGTGAATTAAATTTAACATCACATTTTTCACAATATTCAACGCAAAGTTTAACAATTCTTTCTATTGTCCATGTCATATTTTTTCACCTCATTTGTTTTATTTTTATTTTCTATATATATTATATTATAAGTTTTTTATAAAATCAATAGAAAGAAAAGTTATTTAGTGGAAGAGTTGACAAAATGGAAAAAATATTTTATAATATAGATAGAATTAAAAATAAGAAGGAGTATCATTATGAAAATAAAGAAAAATGAAAAAATGGAATATGAATACGTTAAAACAATGTTAGAAAATGACTTGTTTGCTGTTGTATATCCAAAAGATAAAACTGTGGAGTCTGCAAAAAAAATGGTAGAAATGATAGATTCTGCGGTTGGTATTGCACAACTACAAGATGACGAAGGGAATTCCGCTTGGGGAGTCCTTATTGATAAAATAAATGAAGCTAAAGCGTATAATAAATTAATTCCTCCCGCCAATGAAAATACGTCAACTATTTTAGAAAAGAATTAAATGATTGTTGTGTGTAAAATGGCACAATGTCCTTATTATGATAAAAAGGGATATTGCGCCAAATCTACTGTAGTTAGTATAAATTAGATGGGAATGTGCAGTGTATTATGGCGGAGAGGACAACAGAAGCGGTTAAAAATGCCTTTTACAGAAGAAAACTATCCAAAGGATCCTATTACTATTGTAGATGCAGAAATTATAATTCCTAATGATATAAAAGAATAGACGAAGGAGGAAGACGCGGGTAGCCGATTAGAAAATCCGACAAACGGCGACGCCGCATCATAGAAATAATGTAGATGTTAATGGTTTATGTATTAATACTTATTATTTTTGTTTTAATAATAATAGGTATTGTTAATATGGATTTTAAAGAAAATAATGAAAAAGAAATAAAAACTATCATTTTTCTTTTACAAGAAATTTTTAGTGAATTATAGAATATTGAATTTGAATTAGAAGATTTAAATAAAACAAAAGATAAATAGGAGGATGATGGTAAATGAATAGGGCGGAAAGGCGGCATATGATGAAAACATTTCCTGGATATAAAAAAGCATTGAAATCCGCATCAAAAAAGGCAGTGGATGATCTTGAAACAATGTTTAAACGTAATTGGAAAGAAGATGATGAAACATTGAATAATGGAGAAGGAAACTATGATGATGACGGAGAAGATGACATTTATAACGACTGATCAAAATGAAATTGTTTCAAGTATTCAAAAATTGAGTCCAAAAGCTGGAGATGCATTAATGTTTTATATTAAAACAGATGAATATGGAATTCCAATGATGGATTTGGATGTTGTACAACAAACGGCAGATATGATTGAAAAAATTGTGGATGAGGATGTTTTAATAATATTTTTGATGGATAAAATTTGTCTTTTTTCTATTGAAAATGCGAATACTGCGATAAAGAGATTAGAAAATTGTATTTCTTATATTAGAGAGGCAGCTGATCAAGTTCCTGATATTGAAAATGGAAATCTCGGAGATCCTGTGACGATTGAGATGGAAAAGATACAGGACTCGTTTAAGAGGGTATTATAACGGAGGTTGCCGCTTAAAATTAGTCGATTTGGTCAATTTTAGATAATTCGTTTTAAATAATTTTTATATTATTTGAAAGGAGTAGCGTAGTTGTGTATTATAATTAAGATACGCTAAATAAAAAATATGACACTACAAGAAGTAAGCATTAAATACGGGTTTTCTTAGAGTAGTATAAAATCTCAGTTTAAAAGAACTGCCGCATCAATCCAAAAGAAATATAATGTAACTTTAACAAGATATTATAATGATGATAATTAGTTATGTTATGAAGCAACCGATGGGAGAGCTGAAACTTTTTATGATGAATAGGAAACTAAACAAAAGAAGATTGGTAAGCCTGTATTAAAATTAAATAATTTTGAATTTGTTGTTTTTTTAGGTATTGTAATGACACCTTGGGGTGTTTTTAGAGGGACACGAGAAGAATTTTTAAAATACATTAGTGTTAAAAAAAATAAAAAGAATTTAGAATTATTAGAACAATCTTTAGTTAATTTAGTGGATCAAGAATATATTGCTGTTTGTGAGGATGGTAAACATGTGATTATTTATATTCGTGAAAAAATTGAAGAAGAAATGAATATTGGTCCCAAAATGATAAAACGTTGCCGCGATATAGCAAAGAAAAATAATAAAACTTTTGATAAAACTATTCAATTAATGAAAGTGTGGTTAGCAATTCAAATTTGTTATAAAGATCAACCATTTACAAGTACTAGATTAGAAGAATTAACTAATTTATCTTCGTATCAAATTCGAGAAGCAATTAAGTTGCTGGAAAATGAAGGGGATATTTTTAAAACATCACGGGTAGGTAATTATATGTATTGTCAAGGCAAAAATGTAGATCTTTGTCCGTGGTGGTGAGTTTAAAAATTCTTAATACTTTTTTCAGATTTGTCTAAAATAACTAGTTTTTTGGATGAACTCTTAAAGATAATAGTATTTATATAATGTTTAAGAGTTGAATTAAAAATGTTGCAATTTTAGACAAAATTAGATATTTTCTTTAGAATATTGGGTGTGGACTTACAGTGTTTTATTTGGTCTGGCTTCGCCAGACCAAATGGGACGGACTTCTCGATGGGAGGGCGAAAAAGATCGATCGCGAGAAATCGAATCGAATTTTGGTTAGAAACCGTTAAGGAGAAATGGCAAATTAAAAATCAAGAATAGGTATGAGGGGTAATGAGAGGGAGTTAATTAAATTACTTTGAAATCCAATTGGATTATTTAAAAAATGGGGGTAAAATATTTTTAAAATTGGAGTCTAACCGCTCATATTAGGGGTATATAAAAAAATTGATTTTAAAATTTTGAAAAACTATATGGAATGAAAGGAAAATTCATTTTAAAATCGTATGAAAATAGTTAGAGCAAAGAGTAATAAAAATAAATTAGAAGTATTTGATAATAGACCTTTTGCTATTGAGGTAGAATTAGAGAAAAGAGGCTTTAAGGTTGAATTTTTAGATCTTAGAGAAGAGAAAATTAGTATTTGTTATTATGCATCAAGAGAGTTGTTTGATGCTGAGTGGGAATTGTGTTATAATATAAAAGGAAAAGATATTTCTTATGAAGTAATGAATTATTATTAGGAGTAAATATGGATAATATAATTGAAATTATTTTATTGGCGGTAATTATTATAACTGGTTTTCCTTTTGTTATATTTATGATATTATGGAATATAGGTTGGAGAGAGGAGAGAAGGAGATTATATGGAAAAAGAGAAGATTATGAAAAATAATTAGGACATGGATAAAAGATAGAAGGCGTGGCGATTGATGTCTATTTTTGCTGTTGTGAAGAATGAATAGGGGGAGGAAAAGGAAGTTGATATGAGGGAAATTGTAGGAAGTAAGAAGAAGTAAGGAATGAAGGATTTAATTGAATTTTATTGTGCATCTATTGTTTAATTAGATAATAAGTTATGGGGAAATGTGATAAATAAAATTATTAAAATTAAAGATTGAATATTAAGATATAAATGTTAAAAATAGTTAAAATGTTAAAAATGTTAAAAATGGTTAATGAGTGCTGCCGCGGGACCAGTGCCATATACGTTTCTCAAAGCGGTAAAGCGACCGTTTACAGACACTACAAATAGCCTGGAATGGCTCCCAGGCTATTTTTTCTTTATTTAGTTTTGCACTTTTACTTCAGGCTTTCAAGAAACCGATTAATAATATCATCATCATTAATTGTATGAGTGGTAATTTTAATACCTACAGGTTTCTTATTTTCACTCTTGGCTTTTTCAAAAATCTTATCTAACTTCTTAGAAAGATTGATGGTTTGTTCCATCTCTTTTTCAAACTTTTCAAGCGTTTCAGTTACAAAATCAATAGAAAATGATTCGCTCAAATCTTCCCCAAAAAGCGCTTCAGCATATTCAAAAATAGACGAAGCCAAGCCTTCGCGGCAATCCTCTAGATACTTTTTATCTGCGGCAGCTTCATTTTCTGCGGCAATACGAGCATTGGCTGCTTCCAAATCTTTGTGAAACGCCTCTAGCAATTCTTTTTCACTAGTACCAGCTTTTAGAGCTTCATATAGATCCATATTTTTCATCTCCTTTTTTATTATAATTATATTATAACAAAAATTTTTTGAGTTGTCAAGGAGGCGCGGATTAAAAAAGTCTTTTTTTTAATTATAACATATTTTTTGATATTTATCAAGTAAAGAATCTGCGGAAATCGGCCATATGAGTGACGAGACGGGTCCCGCTGCCCGGTGCTAATTTTGGGAGTTTGGCGGGTGAGATGTGAAGTCGCAAGGTTCTGGAAAAAAAGCCCATATGGGACGCGAGTGGGAGAAGCGGGCCTGGGCGGTGGCCCGCGGCCCGGTTTTTTGTCAAGGGGTTTTAATAAAAAAAGAAGAAGATTTTTAATCTTCTTCTTTATAGTAATAGAAATCTTTTTTAATGCAATCATAAGCAAAAAAACAAATATTGTTATTATGACACATAGAACAATGCTGACATTTATAGTTATTTTTTACAACCTCAAGAAGATAATCATTAATGATTTTAATTTCTTTTTCTGTCATTATTTAATCCTCTTCTACCATGTAATCATCGTCTTCATCCCAGAAGACTGCCGCATCGTCACATTCTTTTACAGGGTCATCACCTTCATCAACCATTTTACAAGTACCATCTTTTTTCCAATAGGGGCAATCCCAACCATTAACAGGACAGTAAAATTTTTTCATTTATAAATCACCTCTCCATCTGTAATTTTCTAAATTTAGGAAGCATTTCATCATCCCACCAGTCTCCAAGCTCTTCATTAAAGGAAGGAAAACAATTATTGATACAAAACATTACTGCTCCATAACATCTATCAATAGCTTTTTCAACATTCCCATCCCACTGCCAACACTGTTTGTATTCTTTCTCACAATAGGCTTTTAATTTTTCTTCCATGTTGTATCTCCTTTCCTTTTCTGATATTATAATACCACAGGTACAATTAATTGTCAAGTGTTTTTAAAAAAATTTTAAGGGCGGACCGGGCGAAACTCTCAGGCGATTGCCTTGAGAGTTTCAATCATTTTGCTTGCATGAACTGCTGTGCCAGTCCATTTTTCAAGATGTCTTTCCTCATCATCAAACAAAACGTCTGCGCCAGTATTTACATCATTTTTAGTATACCAGTAAGGAACAAAACGAATTTCATCAAAGTGAACACTTTTCAGATGATTAGCAAGCCATTTAATTTTTGCGTTTCGCACTCTATCATCATATTCTGCGGTGCTATCTTTCGCCAGTGCGCTAACAATGCAGATTTCAAAGCCTTTGTGCTGAACCTTGTTCATGAGCCTTGCCAGTACCGAGAGATTTACAATAGGTTTTGCGATTGCGTAAGGCGTTTCATCGTGTGCAATAAGCATTTCAAGCCAGTTTTCTACTCCGTAAAGATCGGCGATTGTTCCATCCATATCAAACCAAATTTTCATTTATTATTACCTCCTCTCTCTTTCTGATATTATAATAGCATAGTTTAAGTTATTTGTCAAGACTTTTTTAAAAAAATTTTTGAACCGGTCTGCGGAGTTAGTCTCCGCAAACCTCTTTTCTTTTCCGCTGAACAGTTCGCCAACAAGCTGAATAAATTCTATCCTTGTATTCCATGCCAGACCGCAAAACCGCAAGCATGATTTCAATTTCAATTTTCACATCTTCCAAACCAGTGTGACTTTCAGCAAAATCAACCTCATTTGTAAGGTATTTATAAGCAATTTCCGCGCTTGTCTGAATGTTATCATGTTCAGATACAAAACCATTTTCAAGAGCAAACCGTACATAATTTTCAGTGTTCAGAATGGAAGTGCAGGCCATGTTCCAAATACAGAAAAATTCAGTGCCAAAAGGAAAGAACCATTTAATCAGTGAACCACTAATGTATCTTACATCATTTCTTGTTGCTCTATTGTCGAAACCCATGTTGTAAGCTCCGACCTTTATAACATTGTATTCTTTCATGTCGGACTTGATAGCTTTACGGATGTTACAAATAGATTTCATAATGCGCTTGCCTGCTTTAATGTCATCCCAATACTGAGGGATTTTTTCAGCAAAGTAAGCATCTTTCATCAGCTCTTTATCAAGAAAGATTTCTGCAACTACAAAAGATTTTTCAGTAAAAATTTCACCAGTTTCAGTATCAACAATAGCATAGCCTACATCATAAGGCAACGGCTGTTCTACAGAGTTTGCGGTTTCAGTATCAATTACAAGTACATTCATTTTTTCTTACCTCTTTCATTTGATGATTTAATTATACTAGATGTTGATAAGATTGTCAAGGGGGTTTTTAAAAAATTTTTTTTCGAGTTGACCGCAGTCCTTTTCCGTTAAAGACATACTCAGCGTTACTGTTATCTCTCCCCTTGACAATTATTATTATATCAGATTTTCGGGAAAATACAAGATGGCAATTTGTACAAAGATTAGGAAAAAATTTTGTGCAACATTACTATTGACACGAAACTCGGCCTGGCGCGATCGTGCGCCAGCCGTCAATTATACCACATGTTTTTGCGGTTGTCAAGTAAAAATTTTGCACAAAAAAATGACCGAAAATTCGTTATTTTCACGAATTTTCGGTCAAAATTGACAGATTTTTTACTTTTTTGGCGGTCTTTGCTTGATTAAATCAAGTTTGTAGTGATTTTCACCAACATTAAACTCAATAATCTTTGATTTGTTGGTGATTTCAGCCTCAAATCCCGCATTTTTCAGACAATTTGCAAGGATTTCGATGAGATTTTCTTTTTCTTCATCGGGTTTCCGCTCTCTTTTAACGGATTTTCGCGGTTTACTTGCCTTTGCTTCATGGCTTACCTTGTTGACCTTTGCTTTTGCGGTCAGTTCTTCTACAACCTCATTTTCAAGGTATCCCTCATCCTCAAGCCACATCTGAACCGCTTCATCATGGGAAATCCCCAACAGCTTCATGCTCTTGTCAATTTCAGCATCGGGGATGCGGATATTTTTACCATTCAGATTGTACGTCATGCTTTGTACCTCTCTTTCTCTTGATGATTAAATTATAGCACATCCCCTGTCAGATGTCAAGCCCTTTTTTGAAAAAGTGGGGGATTTTTTTTTACATCCCCCACTTTGTAGGGATTAGGCTACAGAGTAGTAAGGAGTTTTCTTTACATACTCTTTCGTAAGGGTTTCAGCCTTAACAAGGTCAGTCAGCATGTGCGTGATACGCTGATTAGTCAGACCGCTGATAGAGGGGATTTCCGCCTGAAGTTCCTTAATGGTCTTAGGCGCGTCAACCTCAGTGAGATAGGCGACAATCTCAGCCTTAAAGCCGTCATTCTCAATCTGAGTCTTAGTCGGCTTCTTAGGGGAGTTGGACTTGCGCTCAAGCAGTTCAATTTCATGATCGATGAACGCTACCATTTCCTCATTGTCAGCAACGATGTTACGGATTTCAGCAAACATTTCTTTCTTAGTCATAGTACATTACCCCTTTCTTTTGATTGATTTGTTTTTACTTTACATTGTTATTATAGCACAAGGTTTTTGTTTTGTCAAGAACTTTTTTTAACTTTTTTTGAACTTGTCAATCGAACGACCTAGGACTTGTTCTACCTTATCAAAAAAATTTTTAGTGGTTGACTTCTTTGACTTTCCTTACCTTGTATAACTATTATAACATGTTTTCTTTTGTTTGTCAAGAATTTTTTCAATTTTTTTTGAAGTTTTTTTTCTTGACCTCACAAGGTATCTTTCCCTTACCTTGTATAATAATTATAGCAAATTTTTTTGAAAAAATCAAGTGGTAATTTTGCACTAATTTCGGGATCTTTACGGCGAGAACTTTGTGCAGTTTTTCTCTTGACAAAAAGTGCGGCATGTGGTATAATGGAAATTTCGTCGCGCGACGGCCGGTCGCGCGACGTCAATAAAAAAGGACGTCCACAGAGTGAACGTCCTTTATAGCGTTATTCAGTTGTCAGACCCGAGGGGGAAGGGGATTACTCCCCCTCGTTCTCATCCTCACATCCAAGAGCAAAGTAGGCAACCTTCTTGATGTAGGTACGAACAACCTTGCCATCTTTGCGGAGGTCAGTCAGCATGTGAGTGATGCGCTGATTGGAGAGGTCAGCAATCGAATTACATACCTCGCACAGTTCCTTGATGGTCACAGGCGCATCCATCTCAGCTAGAGCTGTCAGAATATCAGCCTTGAAACCGTCATTCTCGATCTGCGTCTTGGTGGGCTTACGAGGGCTTCCGCTCTTGCGCTCAAGCAGTTCAATCTCGTGGTCAATGAAAGCCACCATTTCAGCGTTATCAGCAACAACCTTACGGATTTCAGCAAACATTTCTCTCTTTGTCATAATCAACACGTCCTTTCTTAAATTGGCTTATTGCCTTTCTTTATCTTACATACTTATTATAGCAGTTTTTTACTTAATTGTCAAGTATTTTTTTATTTTTTTGTTTCGCGGATTTGGGTGGGCGTCCCCACCCTTACCGCACGGACATTCCTCAGATTTATTTATGTCATTGCGCCTCATGCCCTAAAAGGCGCTTGTTTCCTAATTATCATTATAGGCTTATCTATCTCCTTTCTTTACTGTGATTTTATTATATCACAGTCGCCTGAATTTGTCAATAGTTTTTTTATTTTTTAAAGAAGATGTTTTTCGTGGGTTAGTTATCATCCCTGATCACGGAGGAAATCTTCAAACCTCTTTACTGAAAAACGGCGGATCTCTCATTGTTATCATTTCCTTTCTTTATCTTATGTATTTATTATATCATAAGATTTTTTATTTGTCAAGGCTTTTTTTATTTTTCTTCTCCAATCCAGATAAAAACACCATCATTTGTTCCCTCATTTGAAATGTCTTTGATGTAATAAGGCTTGACATCAATGTCATCAATCATTTTACTCATATAAACTGTAGCATTTAAATTAGATGTAGAGGATAAAAGCTGTTGAATTAATTCTTTTACTGTCATTATCCATTCTCCTTTTTAATTAATTTATTAAGGCTTTTTTAAAATTTTTCAAGCAATCAGAAGGCGCTCAGCTCTGCTAACTACCCTATTCTATCTTTATTGCCTTTCCTTTATCTTGTCTTTATTATATCATAGGTTTTTTGGTTTGTCAAGAGTTTTTTTAATTTTTTTTATTTTTTGTTTTTTGCTCTTTCCTTACCTTATAAATATATTATAGCAAAAGTTTTTAAAAAAATCAACAGGTAATTTTATACTAATTTCGGGATACAACTTTGTGCAGTTTTTTCGCAGATTTCGCTTGACAAAATACGCAGAGCATGATATAATGGAATTTTCGCCGCGACCCGGCGGATCGCGGCGCGCTCATAAAAAGATGGGGAAAATTTCCCCCATCTTTTAAATTTCATTTAACCATTCAATAATCATCTCTAAAACACCATCAGAGATAGTATCTTCTTCCCCTGCTTCCAAGCATTGACAAACATAAAACCAATCTTCATTCAGGAAATGCTTTATTTCAGGGTTTTTAAAACATTCTCTATAAATTCTCATTAAATTCTTTTCACGACTTGTCATTTTTTATATCTCCTTTCTTTTGATAATTTTATTATACTATGGGGATTGATTTTTGTCAACCCCCATATTCTTATTCTTTCTTGGGACGATGTTTAATCAGTTTCAAACTATATTCCTCGCCCTCAAAAGTAAAGGTGACTTCCGTTTCAGTTTTCACCCCGAGGATTTCAGCGCCTAGACCCTCAAGCAGAACCTTGCAGTCCATCAGCAACCGTTTTTTGGTGGCGTCCACTTTGCGTTCTTTCTTAACTGCCTTTCTTGGCTTGTCGGATTTCTCATAGTGCTTGATGCCGTTTGCCTTGATTTCCATCTCAGCCATTTCCTCGGCTTCTTCTCTCGTGACAGGCTCACCGTCCTGCTCACACTCTTTCATAATCCTTGCAATCAGTTTTTCTTTATCCATGTTCATCTCTCCTTTCTTGATTATAGTATAGCACCAACTGCCGATTTTGTCAAGAGGTTTTTTCAAAAAAATTTTGCCCCGGCCGCCCGTGAGAAAGGGTTAACTCCTTGTCCACAAAGCGCCGTCAATTTCAGGCATGATAGAAATGCAATAGACGAAAATCTCTTTTTCAATCAAAACATCTTCAAGCCCTGTGTGACTTTCTTCAAAGTCAATATTTCCAGTGATGAAACGATAGATAATTTCAGCGGTGAACCGCTTGCAAAGTCTTTTTGTCAAGTAGTTATTAGAATAACAAAACTCGTCATATTTATCAACACCATTGAGAACCATTCTTGACATTTTCAGCGTATCCCAGATTTCTATACCGAAGGGGAAAAAATAACGGTATTTGGAAGAGGTCAGATAACGCTGTGTCAGATTTAAAGAACGATAATCAAAGCGTGCATTGTGTGCTAAAATGATTTTGATATTGTTTCTCTTGATACAATCAGCAAAGGCTTTTTTGATATTGAAAAAGGTTTTCAGTTCACGCTTGCCCTTTTTAATATCTTCCCAATACTGCGGGATTTTATCCGCAAAGTATGCGTAACTCATAAGTTCCTTGTCAAGGAAGATGTCGGCAACGACAAAGGAATAATTTTCATACACATTGCCGAACATGTCCACGACTGCAAATCCCACATCATAGCAAAGAGGATCGTCAATAGAATTAGTGGTTTCAGTGTCAACAACGATGAAGCGGTCATTTTTAGTCATGGTTAAAATCTCCTTTTTCTTTTGTTTCCCTTGGAACAATTATAGTATAGCACTTTTGCGGCGGTTTGTCAATAGGTTTTTAAAAAAATTTTCCAGTTCGCCCGGGCGCCGCCCAAAGGGGCAAGCTACCCTTGTGAGGTAGCCGCCCCAAAGGGGCAACCGCTCAAGCGGCGATGGAGTAGTAAGGGGTCTTCTTAACGTACTCCTTGGCAAGAGTGCCAGCCTTGACCAAATCCGTGAGCATGTGGGTAATGCGCTGATTGGTCAGCTCTGCAATGTCGGCAATCTCTGCCTGCATCTCCTTGATGGTCTTGGGAGCGTCAGCCGTGGTCAGATACTCCACGATAGTAGCTTTATAAGCATCGTTCTCCATCTGCGTCTTGGTAGGCTTCTTGGGAGAACCGCTCTTGCGATTGAGAAGCTCGATTTCATGGTCGATGAAAGCAACCATTTCCTCGTTGGAGATAACAGCCTTGCGGATTTCTGCGAACATTTCTTTCTTAGTCATAGTAGATACTTCCTTTCTTTTGTTTGTGCCTTTATTATAGCACATCTTGTTTTGTTTGTCAAGCCCTTCTTTAAGATTTTTTTCGGTGGGCGGCTTGGCTTCCTTTCCTCACCTTGTGCTTTTATTATAGCACTTTTTCTTTAGGTTGTCAAGAGGGTTTTTTATTTTTTTTCGATTGGATTTTTGAGGCTGTACATTTAGTGGGCGCCCGCACCTATTACCTCTCCCTCTTGACATTATGTATTATAGCATAGGCAGATAGGAATTGCAATAGGTAAATTGCACAAAATTACGGGAAAAACTTTGTGCAATCTGCTAGCCATTTTTCACTTGACAAATTGTGCGAGGTGTGGTATAATGGAAAACTCGGCGCCAGTCGAACGCTGGCGCCGCGACCAAAAACCGGCGCAAAATAAAAAACAAGAGGGTCAGCCCCTCTTTGCTTTTAAAATCTTATGAATTTTTCGAACATGAGCCAGAGCCCGCTCTTTCTGTTCCTCTGTTCTTTCGTCAATCTCGGTGAGGTAGGTTTCCTTGATGCGATTACCGCCGTTTGTGGCTTCATTGTAATTCGTGGTATGGAATTCTGTGCCATTCGCTTTTCTTACTTTGTAATTAACTCTTTTCATGTTTATTACCTCTCTTTCTTTTGATGATTTAATTATATCAGATGTCTTTTGGTTTGTCAAGGGGATTTTTTACATCCCCTTGAGAATTTCAATGATTTCATTTACATCAAAGGCTTTTCCTGTCCAGTCGTTGCGGTTCTTCTCTTCATCATCGAAAAGAATATCATTTTCTGTCTTGGCGAACGTCTGTTTGGGTGTGCCGTATTTTACAATGTGAATTTCATCAAAACTGACGCTTGCAAGATGTTTTTGAAGCCATTCTTTTTTTGCTTTTGTTACCTTTTCATCATAGGCTGTATTGCTGTTTTTTGCTAACCAACTAATGACTCCGACCTTGTAGCCTTGTTTCTGAAGTCTGTTAAGAACTCTTGCAAGAGCATTGAGCCTAACTAAAGGTTTTGCAATTTCATAGGGAAGCGCATCCGATGCAATCAGATAATCTAACCAATTTTCCACACCGTAGAGATCGGCGATTGTACCATCCATATCAAAGAAGATTGTTGTTGTCATTTTTTGTTTCCCCCTTTCTTTCTTTCTGACTTAATTATAGCACCATTCTTTTAGCCTGTCAAGCATTTTTTTCTCATTTTTAATGTATTTATATTTTCTATTTTCCTCACACCATGGACAGCCGCCATGATTTCTGCATGTTTTATCTATTGCCTTGCTTCCATAGTATGGTTTTCTATGTTCTTTCCCATTCCATATTGCCTTATTCAGTGCCATTTTTTATTCTCCCTTTTCTTTTTGTAATTACATTATAGCAAATTTTATTTTATTTGTCAATAATCTTTTAAAAAACTTGCAAGGATTTTTACATCCTTGCAAGTGTTTTTTCATTTGTGAATGTAGCTTTTTCAAATTTGATTTGATAAGTAATTCCGTTTGTTGTTAAGTCTCCATCTTCTGTAAATGGTACATTGTCTTTTGTCCATTCCTGACCGTAAAATTCTGTTACCATTTTTTCAAAGATTTCACCTTTGTTGTACTTGCTTTCTTTTACGCTTGTTTCAAAAAACTCTTTGGAGCAAAGAACCTGTGCGCCTTTTGTCAGCAGGAAAGTTTTCTGTGCATTGGTCGGGCAAAATCTTAAGCTGTAGCCCGCCCCGCGGCTTGCCTTGTCAAGTTTCAGAATGTAGGGCATGACTTCTGCTGTTGCTTCTACCATGTAAACATTGTTCTGAAAGTAAAATCCATAAATGTAGTTATGAGTATAGGAAAGCTCGTTGTAACGGCTAATCGTCTTCTCAAAAAGGCTTATGTTTATCATTGCTTGTGTTCTCCTCTCTCTTGATGATATGAGTATACCATAGGCGACCGGAAAATGCAATAGGTAAAATATATAAAATTTGGGATTTTTTTAATTTATTTTTTATCTAATTTGCCTATTGAAAAAAATTGCAATGGTGTGGTATAATGAAATTTCGGCGTCAGCCCCAGCGCTGACGCCCCGTGCATAAAAAAAGAGGACTTTTTAGTCCTCTTTTTTAATTTTGTCATTTTTTATCTTTTATTTTTTCTAAGCAATCCTTAGTGTTGAAAGTCTTATCAAACATCATATATTCTACCGACTCTAAATGTTTAAAAATATTGCTGTTAGGATATCTTTTTTTCATTTCATTGAACCATTCTTTAATTTCATTTTCTGTATAAGTTTTCATTATTTTATCCACCCTTCTATCTGTTCTATAGTAAGCATACCACTTTTTACGCGAGTTGTCAATCCTCTTTTTATAACTTTTTTCATTTCTCTTTTGAGAACGGTGAGAACACCTTTTTGCGTATCTTCAATGGTATCACCTGCAGTAATGTAAACATCAAGGATTTCGTAATGATCATACTTCCCATCATTAGTCACATAAAAGATAGAAAAATTCGGATCTCTTTCAATTCCTTTTCCAACAGTAAAAGTGTATCCCATGCAAACAGTAGTATAAATTTCATAATAATTTCTACCAATTTTATCCCAATCTCTTGCGAAGAAAATTTTACGAGCCATTTTGTTTACCTCTCTTTCATGGTTATAATATACCACACATTAAACCGGATTACAAGTCTTTTTTAAATAAAATACTGCACAAATTAGCCTTGACTTTTGGGAGGTTTGTCGTACAGATTATCTAAATGCTTTATTTAATTTCAGGATATTTTTACCTCAGATTTTTGTACAATTTGTCTATTGACAAAACTCGATGGCTGTGGTATAATGGAAAAACACGCTGGCCCGAACGCCAGCGCGCCACGCATAAAAAAATGAGGATTATTCATCCTCATTTTTATCATCAAAAGGTTTTCTAGTTGTTTTTTGTAAGGAGTTTTTATTTTACTTACATCGGGTTATGCGCCCGAGAGAGGTTGTTTTCTCTTTCCTTTTGATGATTTAATTATATCAGATGTTTTTTGATTTGTCAAGGTTTTTTAAATGCAATCCCAACCAAATTCTTCACAGTCTTCACAAAATTCTTCGTAGGTCATAGCTCCTTTATAAGTTCCCCATTCATAGTAAAAATCTCCAAGGTAAGACTCATAACAAGCTTTTTTCATCTCTTCTGTCATTGTTTTGTTCTCCTCTCTTTTGATGATTTAATTATAGCAAATGGTCTAGTATTTGTCAAATGTTTTTTAATTTTTTTTAATAACTACCCAAGCGTCACCGACTCTGTAACCATCATTGACTTTTTGATCTTTTGTTTTATTCCATGCCATTCTAATAACATGGTCTGCGGTTTCGTAGGTATCGTATGTTCCATACGTTCCAAAAGCTGTATCTACATTATTGGTATCGCAAAAAATAACACTGTAACTTTCTTTAACCTCTCTATTTTTCTTAAAAAGTTTGAACATTTTTTAATTCTCCTTTCCTTTGATGATTAAAGTATATCACAACCGGCTTATTTTGTCAATAGTTTTTTAAAAATTTTTGTATTCTTCCCTCTTTCTGATTATAGTATAACACAATTTCGGGAAAAGTCAAGAGGTTTTTTGAAAAAATTTTTGAAAAATTTTTTATTACAAACCATAGATTTCCTGGCAAAACGGCGCGCAACAGTCGTGCGCGCGCCGAAAAAAAATTCTGGAATTTGATCAATCCCAGAATTTCCAATTCATAGCTGTCTGAAAGTAGATTTCCGCATTACTGGGGAACTGCCATGCCCATTTTGCGAAGTAAAGAGTCGGTTCACTTTCAAATCCAAATTTTGTAATAAGCTTGTTGAGCATCTCTTCTCTTTTAGCTTCCATTGCGATTTCTCTTCTTGTCATTGTTTTAATCTCCTTTCTCTTGATGATTTAATTATAACAGATTCTCCGGTTTTTGTCAACCCTTTTTTAAAATTTTTTTCATTTCTTTTTCCCAATCCACACGATAACCCAATTTGAAAGTTCCTGCTTTTTTGAAATACTTGTTATAGATATATTCAAAAATATTGTGCATGAATCTAATTTCAATAGGACTTTCTTCTCTATCCTCAACTACCAGTCTCATAGCATCAGAAGCATAACCACGATTTAATGCCATCTTAGAATTACGAATTGCATGAGGACTATAAAAATAATAATAGGTGTAAAATCCCATCCCATCCATACATTTTAATTCATAGAATCCGCTCATTTTTATTTCCTCTCTTTCTCTTTTTGATGGTTTAAGTATATCACAACTGGCTTATCTTGTCAATAGTTTTTCACAAATTTTTTAATAAAAGATTGTAACTAAGTAATTATCATTTCCTTGATCTTCATAAGACCATTCGTATCGACAAGCATCGAAGAACTGCTTTGCTCTGTTGAACGCTTCCCTTGTTGTGTATAGTATCTTCATGGTATCCATTCCTTTTCTTTATTTATTAATCATTTTTACATCTTCTATTTCATCATCGAAGATATTAGAATCAGTGTGCATTGTGTTCATCATCAACTTGACTTCATCATCTACATTGAAGTCATTGCCCTCAAATGACCATAGATAATTGCATCTATCAACAACTGTAATGATGTTGTCTGTTACATCAATCACTGTTGCTTCTCTTGTATAGTGCGTCTCATACCATGAACACCAACAGAACATAACAATAATTATCATTATCAATACAATGTTCTTTACTATTTTTCTTACTCTCCGTATCTGTCTCTTTGTCATGGCTCTTACCTCTTTCCCCTTTCTTGATGATACTAATATAATATACTTATTTTAAAAAGTCAAGTGTTTTTAAAAATAATTTTAATATTTTCTTTTTCTTTTTTACCTTCTTATTTAAAACAATAGAGAAAAAATTAAAACAATAAAAAAGAGAGAAAATAAAATACTTTGATACTGTTTCAACTTAGTGCAATAAAGTGCGTGGTAACCGGTGTTTACTAGCCAGATAGAATTGGTATTATTTAAGTAAATATTTTGTAATTAGTAACATACTACATCACTCATTCCACCACCGCGCCCCCTTTACCTACCTGCATACTATCTATGTATTTATTTTATTGTTATTATTATTTATTTATTTTATTGTTTATTATTATGTTGATTGTTTATTGTGTTAATCTCATTGGCTTAGCTATTGATCTGGCCTTGTCTAATCTTCTTTACTTCTGACTATCTTCATTCGCACATCTGCTACTTTGTCATGCTTAACAAACATTTTCATTAAATGTTGAGCAAAATACTGATTTGCAGTTGTGTGATTCATGATTTGACCATTGACAAAAGTTACAGTTATTATGTATTTTTTCATAGTTTATTATTCTCCTTAATCTTTTTTATAAATATATTCTATCATAGATTATAGGAAAAGTCAAGCACAGATAATTGAACAGAATCCAAGAAAGAAAAGTTGCAATGCTTTCTATAAAGGTTGCCTCGGCGCCAAGCGTCCGCTCGCCGCCCAAGCGATTACATACAATAAATAAATATTATTATATTTTTAGCTGAATAAAAGAAAAAGATAATGAAATTATTTTATTTTTATTTCATTATCTTTATTAATTATTTTTTATTTAGTTAATTATACTTTTAGTTTATTAATTAAGAGGATTAACATATTTATTAGGCCCTCCCCCGTATGTTTTATTCAAGGCTCGCTTAATTTTTATCAAGGTAGTTCATGTATGTGGGGGGTGTATTTCGGGAGAAAAAATTTTTATTTTTGATAAATGGGTTTGTGCTCGACATTTCTCTCTCCAAAAGTATTTTCAAATCAAAAAAGCGAAACTCTCCAAATCTTTTTTCAAATCAAAAAAACGTTTTAACAAAAAGAAATTGAACAAAGGATATTTTCTGATTCACCATATAAATATTCTTTAGAAATATATTTTCCCCATAATATAATATTTATATTTTCTTTATCCACTGATTCAATAAAACCCACAACCGCACCATTATTTAAAATAGGAGTATATTTATCCTCTTCTTTATATTCTCCATTATTTTTAAAGCATCCTTTAATTAATTTTTCCATACTTATTGTTCTCATCTTTTTAAACTATGTATACAATTAGGTGGAATAAATTCATTATATGCCCAATCTATCATTAAATCAATATTTTGTGTAGCTAACATCGTTTGTAAAGTTTCAAGAGCCTTCTCTAAAGTATAAGCCTGCGGTTTCCGCCTCCAATACCTTATTTTATCCCATCCCCGCGGAAAAGCCATTCTAATTATTTCTTGTAAACTTAAATTTTCCCACATTTTTTCATTTTTCATTGTTTTATTTTCAGTTTTTCATAATAATCATAATAATCATAATTTAATGCTTCCATAATTAGCACCTTTATTCTATTTTTCTAATAACATCTTCCTGTGCAATATTATATGTACTTTGGGGGATATTATAATAAATCCAAGGCTTTTCATAACATTCCATGTCACTATCATATTTAACTCTAAAAGACTTTATTGTTCCTGTCTTTTTTTCTTCAGTTTTTATGGTTCCTTCGCAAATTGTTTTTGCACCTTTACATACTGGACAATCATATTCTTCTCCATCTTCGCCAACAATATACCCTTTTTTACCGCAACAAGGGCAAGGCCCATAAACCTCATGCCCGCACCGCTCAATAAATTCAATATTATCTCCAATATCATACTTTACTTCAATTATCATTTATTATTTTTCCTTTTCTATTTTCATTTCTAAATATCTAAATTAATATGTGCTACAAGTTCTGGACTAAAATTCTCATTATTATCCTATTCTCGCAATTATACTGGAAATCTGCAACACGACTTTAGCCGTCGGCGATACAAGCCACCCTACTAATTTAACTATCTGCATAGTCACACCGATACCACCAAAAAATGCAAACGTCGCAGGGATGATACTCCAACAGCTGTCATTAAAATCGTATGTATGATACCCTTCCGTTCGATGATCATACTTCCAAATTCTTGGTAGAAAATACAGACTAACAATCAAAATCGTAAAAAAGATAATCAACAGGACAATAGAATTAGCAATTCCAAGCTTTGACAATTCAGTAATCAGCAATTTTGAAGATGTACCCAATTTGATACATAAACTATTAATTATTTCGTTGACTTCTTTATTCATTATTTTCTCCTTTTATAAAAATCTTATAATTATCTAAATAAACGCAATATTATCGTTCGATTCCAAGCATCATTACTTCCTATAATAAAATTATCTTTTTCCATATTTTGTTTATTCATTTAATTATTTTCTTTTGCGGCGGCAATTCATACCATTCAACAACAGTATATCCAACTTTATCAAAAGGACAGCACCAACCATCATGCTCATCCCAAGTCCCTACTGTCCAGAGATTATATCCATTTGCCGCCCCAATATCAATAACCATTAATAGCTCTTTATCTGTTGGTGGAACCTCATCTATTGTATGTTTTTGTAATATCATTCCTATTTTCTCTCCTAATGCAACAACTTTTTCTTTTGTAAAAATAAATTTAGCCATTTTTATTTTTATAACTTTATAATTAATTGAATAATTAAAACTACCCAACAACAAGCATAACTCAAAACAGAAACTTTATGATCTTCACCTGTTGCAGCAGATATAAAAGTTAAAACACCACAAATTATCCACATAATCAATAAAAAAAAATTAATCGTCATTTCTTTTTTCCTTTAACCATTTTCCTATCCAATTATTAAATTCATTTTGACAATTACCACATAAATCAAAATGATTTGGTTGATAATAACCATATGTTGCATAACTTATATTATATATTGGTAAAATAGCTTGCTGCTGCGGATTATAGTAAATTTCTTTTCCACATCTATTACAATATGTTTTTTGCATAACAATTAGACTTCCGGCTTGTGCGGGTCTTTCATTAAACCATAATCATAAAGATTATCAATGCATTTAGAAATTCCATGAATATAAGTTTTTAGTTCATTATTTACATCGACCTGTCTTGCTCTTGCAGCTCTATATTCAGCTAGCCTTTTCCCATAAGTTTCATCCCAAGTATCTCCAGGTGCGCATTTCGCGATTCCCTTATAAGTACGAATATCAAAATCAATATTATCATAATTTTCATCTGCTAAACCATATTTAGCCAACCGCAAGGGAATATCATTTACTGTTGTAATAATACAAACTATTGTGCCTTTCTTTTCATTCACCTTATATTCTGTTGTTACTCGATCCGTATTATACATATATGTAGTAGTAATCATGCGGTTTTCACAGGTGTATGACCGTCGCATACCTGCTACTGCCTCCTTTTCAAATATTTTTTATTTATATTTATATTATATAATAATTTTTTTAATTCTTCAAGAAAGTGAAAAGCATATCAAATTCAGAATAGAAAAAATCTTGCTCTTTCTTTTCTTCTGTTGTTACAAAAACTCTTTCTTTTGTTTTATCATATCTATATTGATATGCTTTTCCTTGTTCAAAATGTCCATTATTAAAATTCATATTATAATTAGCTTCAACTTTATTATAATTCATGTATTTTCTCCCAATCAGGATTTTCTGACTTTTTATCACAAGATTTATTATGATTTATAAACTAACTCATTTCTTACAAATGATTAATGTATAAAATCATTGCTAATATCGTTAACCACGTTCATTACATTAGTCCTTTATAATCAATAATTTCTTTTCCTTGTTGAAGAGCATAATTTCTTGTTAAAAATGTTCCTCCTACACCAATACCATCCCATACACACAATATTTTGTTGGCATGATCTACCATAAACTTATCTCTTATAAAATAAGCATTTTTAGAATATTGCGGAGAAACAAAAATAACTTGATTATTTTCTGTAATCCATTGTTCGACTGGATAATAATATTTTTTAGGGAAAGGATAACAACAAACAATAGGTATTCCTAATTCCTTTGCGGCAGTTGCTATAATTTGATCAGCACCCTGCGCCATTCCGTCATATATCATAGATGGCTGGAGGCGAGTAAGCTGCTCCACCGCCCATTCTTTTATCAGTTTCTCTTGTCCTTTTAATCGTTGTGGTCGATGCCCAGTTATTGCTAAAATCATTTTATTTATATTCCTTTCTATCATTATTTATATTATAATATAATTTTTAATAAAAGTCAATAAATAGATCAATCGAATGAGATTGACAACTAAAAATTTTTTTGGTATAATATAACTATGAAATTAATATGAAAGGGGTATCTCATGGAAGAGGAGAAAAATATACAATAGATCCCTATTGTCAATGAGGAAAATAATAAAAGACCTTATTCTTACTTGGATTATACTATTACAGATTTTCAAGAACGAAATAAAAGAGTCCATGAAATTGTTAATAGCACTGCGCCGGAAAAACTTACTCCTTATTATTTAGAATAGCTTACGAGATATTTAACAGAAACGCCTGAGAATAAAAAAGAAAAGAAAATTTTAACTGATAATAGAATGATCACTATTAATAAAAGAGAAACTTCTTACGAAGGCCTTGTAGCAAAATTAGAAAATGGTGAAGACGGTATTTATAATTTTATGACAGGCGGTGATAAAAATATATTACTGGTTCCAAAAATTCAAATTACAGAAGATGATATAGTTACAATCCCAGGATTAAAAGAATTAAGAGAAGAAATTAGAAAAGTAGAAATTAAACAAAAGATAGCAAAAGGTAAACAGAAATTTTTATTAACTAAACAATTAATAGAAATGAGACAAGACCAGTATGTTTTAAAAAATACTTATAAACCTCCTATTACCATGGTAAAATTAACTAAGGGGATAAATCAAATTAATTTAAATGAACATATTAAAGTAGATGAAAATGGAAATCCAGTGAGTGATTGTTTAGTATCTTTATTTGATCCACATCATATCTGTTGTCTTTTATGTAATTATTCTAAATTAAAAGAAAGTTGCCAAGGACATTTTGACAGTGATTGGTGGTATTTAATGGAGGATTTTGATAATTTATTAAAACGCGCCTTAAAAGAGGAATATCCTGTTTTATATGATATTATGATATATAAAATAGATGGATTACAAAACAAAGATATCGCAATACGTATTAAGCAAGATTATAATATAACTTATTCTGTTGAATATTTATCTGCGGTTTGGCGTAAAAAAATTCCAAAAATAATTGCAGAAAAGGCTAAAGAAGAATGGATTGTTTGGCATTATACATATGAAGAAAAAGGTAAATGGAAAAAATGTTCTCGTTGTCATGAAATAAAATTAGCACATCCATATTTTTTTACTCGTAACAAAACTGCAAAAGATGGGTGGTATAGTATGTGTAAATGTTGTCGTAATAAAAAGAAAGATAAGATTGAAAAGGGCAAAAGTCTTTAATCCATATTAACATTTTTTTAAAAAATATAAATGGAGAGAAAGGAGGCTTTTATGGCAAAAAAATTAAAAGGACAGCAAGAAGATGCTAATGGAAAATGTCAATGTGAAAGATGCGGTAAACGAATTGCACAAATAAATTTTTATACATATAAAGATGGTAGTAAATGTGAAATTTGTAAACCATGTTTAACTGCTCATATAGATAATTTTGATTCTAATACTTTTGAATGGATTCTTGAAAAGATGGATGTTCCTTATATTCCTACTGAATGGAATGTTTTAAGAGATAAAGCATTTGCTAAAGATCCTTATAAAATGAATGGAATGTCAGTTATTGGTAAATATCTTGCAAAAATGAAATTGAAACAATGGAGCAAGTATGGATATGCAGATACTAAGAAAATTCAAGAGGAAATGAACGCGGAAAAGGCTAAGAAAGAAAAGGCCGAGGCTGATGAAAAAGCAAGATATGAAGCTGAATTAAAAGTTAAATTAAGTGAGGGAAAAATCACTACAGCAGAATATCAAACTTTAGTTAGTACAGAAACTCAAAATAAGGAGTTGCCGCGGTGGGGAGATAATATTACTGGTGAACATCTCGGTCAAATGTATCAAGTTTATGGTCAACCGCAGTCTTATGCAGAGGCGCTTAGTCAAGCAAAAAATCCATTTCAAGAACAAAATTTTATGTCTGAAAATGATTTGATTGATCCTGGAGCAGATTTAGATAATGAAGATAAAATGTATCTTGCTGTAAAATGGGGCAGACTTTATAAACCTAGTCAATGGGTTGCTCTTGAGCAATTATATAATGAATTTATGAATTCTTTTGATATTCAAGGCGCGGCTCGTATTGATACATTAAAAATGATCTGTAAAACATCTCTTAAAATGAATGAAGCCATTGATTGTGGTGATATTGATTCCTATCAGAAACTATCTCGTGTCTATGATTCTATGATGAAATCCGCAAAATTTACAGAAGCACAAAATAAAGATAAAGATGGTGATAGCATTGATTCAGCTTCTGCTATTGTTGATTTTGTTGAGGCGCACAGCGGAGAGATTCCAAGGTATCATTGCGATGAACCACAAGATATTGTTGATCAAATTATAGCAGATTTAAAGGCTTATAATAAAAATTTAATTTATGAAGATAAATCATTAGCTCAAGAAATTGAAAAGTATCTACAAGATAAGCGTATCTCTGATGAAATGAAGAAAGATAAGAAAGATGCTAAAGCAAAAGGTTTAGATGATGTTGAATTAGATGATGATGATTTTACAGATTATAAAGATTCTTTAAAAAGGATGCGTGATCATGATGATGCTCTTGATGATGAGTTAATTGAAGAAGAATATCAAAGTAGGAGGATTAATGCAGAATGAATTTAAAAGAATTATTGCAATTATCCTCTGATAGAGAATATAAAAAACAAGGTATTTCTGAATAGCGGCTAATGGCGGATATTGATGAATTAAGAAGATTAATTGCTTATTTTAGGGAATATCCTGATATATTTGTAGATTTTATTAAAGGTAAAGATAGTACATTTAATTTTTTATTTTATCAAAGAATATTTTTAAGAATTGTGATGCGGCATCGGTATGTATACGCGACATTTCCTCGTGCTTATTCGAAGTCTTTTTTATCAATGATGGCATTGATGATAAGATGTATCTTATATCCCAACTCACATTTGTTTGTAACCACTGGTGGCAAGTAGCAAGCAGCCTCGATTACAATAGCGAAGATCTAGTAGATATGTAAACTTATACCTGGTTTAAATAATGAAATTAATTGGGATCGCGGTGTATCTACAAAATCAAAAGACAATGTAAAATATGTGTTTAAAAACGGTTCTACTATTGATATTCTCGCGGCAAGGCAATCTTCTAGAGGTCAACGTCGTACTGGCGGCTTGATGGAGGAATGTGTATTAATTGATGGTGATATTTTAAATGAAGTTATTATTCCTACCACAAATGTTGATAGACGTCTTTCTGATGGAAGTAGACATAAAGAAGAGAATGTTAATAAATCTCAGATTTATATTACAACAGCAGGATGGAAAAATTCATTTGCTTATCATAAATTAATTGAGATTTTAATTAATTCTATTATTGATCCAGATGAATATATGATTATGGGTGGAACATATGAGACACCTGTTATTTCTGGATTATTAGATGAAGATTTTGTTGAACAATTAAGATTACAAGGCACATTTAATGATGAATCATTTAATAGAGAATATAGAAGTATTTGGTCTGGTGATGTGGAAAATGCATTTTTTTCATCTGAAAAATTTGATAAATATAGAGTGTTATTACAACCAGAATATGAATATAGTGGAAGATCTTCAAAGAGTGCTTATTATGTATTTGGTATAGACGTTGGGCGTATAGGATGTACTACTGAAATTTGTGTTTTTAAAGTCACGCCGCAAGTTCAGGGAGCGGCTCATAAAACACTTGTAAATATTTATACTTATGATGCAGAACACTTTGAAACACAATGTATTCATATAAAACATTTATATTATAAATATAAGCCTCGTAGAATTGCAATAGACGGTAATGGATTAGGCGTTGGATTGATTGATTATTTAATAAAAGCACAAGATACAGAAGATGGTGAATACTTACCACCTTTTGGAGTATATAATACAGATGAATATCCAGAGTATAAAAAATTTATTACTCCAGAAACGGAGCGAGATCTTTTATTTGTAATTAAGGCTAATGCACCAATTAATACATAGGCATATAGTTATGCTCAGACTCAAATGTTTAGTGGCAAAATTAGATTCTTAATTGATGAGGGATTAGCAAAAACAAAATTAATGTCTACTAAACAGGGTCAAAATATGAATATAGATGAAAGAAACGAATATTTAAGACCTTTTATTTTAACCTCTATTTTAAAAGAACAAATGTTAAATCTTGTTGAAGAAAATGAAGGTGTTAATATTATTCTTAAACAAAGCAATAGAAGCATAAAAAAAGATAAATTTTCTGCTTTTATATATGGACTCTATTATATTAGATATGAAGAAGAGTTGAATAAGAAAAAAAGAAAACGTAATATTTCTGATTTTTTATTTTATACACCAAGTTAAGGTCAAAGTTTGTTAATTCTATTGATAGATTTTTTATATAATAATAGTGAAGGAGAAAAAATATGCGAGCATCTAGAGGAGAAATTAAAATAGAAGAAATTTTACAAGAATCTGGATTAGAGTTCGCAGAAGAATACTCTTTTCCAGATTTAGTTAGTAATACTGGTCGTCCATTAAGATTTGATTTTGCAGTATTTGATGATTAGCATAATATTGATTTTTTAATTGAATTTCAAGGGATTCAACATTATGAGGCTAAAGAAAAATTTGGTGGATACAATGGATTAAGAAAACAACAATATAATGATATGAAAAAAAGAGAATATTGTCGAGATCATAATATTACTTTAGTAATTATTCCTTATTGGGATGAAGCAAGAGTAAACTATGATTATATTCTTAATGCGGCCGGATATTAAAGAAGGAGAGGTATCTAAAGTTGATTAATCGAATGGCTTAGATTAAGAAAAAGGGCTTCGATATGATTGGAACTGAAGATTACCAAATTCCAAGTTAGGCTACTGGTTATGTGCCTGTTGACTTTGCAAAAATTAGGGTTGGAGTAAAGTCAGTATCTGATGCGATTCTTAAATTGGGCGATCTTCGTAGAGTAAATCCACAATTAGCTGATAAGGAGCAGGTATTAAGAGCCATTCATTATGGTGATCTTGAAAGAATGAGAGATATTTCTAATTATTTTTATAAGATTAGTGGTATTTATCAAAGATTATGCCGTTACATGGCATATATGTATAGATATGATTGGCTTGTTACTCCTTATTATTCTGATTTAATTAAACCTGATAAGTTACTTGATGGTTTTAATAAAGTTTTAACATATTTGGATAAATTTGAAGCGAAGAAGTTCTTTGGCGATGTTGCGTTAAAAGTAATTAAAAATGGTTGTTATTATGGTTACTTGATTGCGCGAGATGGGACTGTAGTAGTACAAGAGCTACCACCTAAGTATTGTAGATCGCGTTTTATGGTTAATGGACAGTCTGCGGTTGAATTTAATATGAAATATTTTAATGATATGTTCACTGATGCAGAACAAAGAATGAGAATGTTAAAAATTTTTCCGCCAGAATTTGAAAAAGGATATAAACTTTATAAACAGGGGAAATTAAAACCTGATTTTCCTGGTGATGAATCTGGTTGGTATTTACTTGAAGTTGGTTCTGTAATTAAATTCAATTTAAATGGTGAGGATTTTCCTCCTTTTATTGCGGTTATTCCAGCAATCATTGACTTAGATGCAGCACAAGACCTTGATCGCCGCAAGATGCAACAGCAGCTATTAAAAATCATTATTCAGAAGATGCCCATTGATAAAAATGGTGATTTAGTATTTGATGTTGATGAAGCCCAGTAGTTGCATAATAATGCGGTACAGATGCTTTCTAAAGCTATTGGTATTGATGTATTAACTACATTTGCAGATGTAGATGTTGCGGATATGGCTGATAATAATACGTCAACTACCACAGATGATTTGGAGAAAGTAGAGCGTACAGTTTATAATGAAGCCGGTGTTTCACAGATGCAATTTAATACTGATGGTAATATTGCTCTTGAAAAATCTGTTTTAAATGATGAGGCTTCAATGTGGAATTTGATTCAACAGTTTGAAACATTTTTAAATGTTCTATTAATACCTTATAACCGAAGTCCAAAAAAGATAACTTATAGAGCACAAATTCTTCCTACTACAATTTATAATTATAAAGATTTAGCTAAACAATATAAAGAACATACTCAATTAGGTTATTCAAAAATGTTGCCGCAGGTAGCGTTAGGACAGTCGCAAAGTGCTGTATTAGCTACTGCATATTTTGAAAATGATATTCTTGATTTAGTTAATGTATTTATTCCTCCGTTAATGTCTAGCACTATGAATGCAGATGTGCTTAACCGTAAACAAAATAGTGCGGAAAGTGGCGATGGTGCAGGGAGACCAGAGAAGGAAGATGACGAAAAGTCAACGAAGACTATACAGAACAAAGAATCAATGAGTTAAAAAATTTTCTAAAAAACTTTGGACAAAAGTTGTTAAAAGATTTGCCTGATTTTTATATTATATATGAAGGGATGAAAGGAGATTTTACTATGCATCAATCAGTTGCGACTATTGACTCTCCTGAGTTTTTAAATCTTCAACCTCTTGATATTAATCCCTTAATGTCAAAATGTGAAATTAAGGTTCTTTATGTAGGAGCTAATAGAAACCATACTTTTATTACAGAAGAGGTCGCTGCTGAAATTGGTAAAACTCTTCGCGGCGCTCCTATTGTTGGTTATTATAGAGATAGTAAAGAAGATTTTGTAGATCATGGAGAAAAAATTATTATTGATGATGAAGGAATTAAATTCGAATGTCAAACAGTTCCTTATGGATTTGTGGCTCCAGATGCAAAAGTTTGGTTCCAAAATTTTGAAGATAGAGATGAAAAAGGTAATATTGTTATTCATAAATATCTTATGACTACTGGTTATCTTTGGACAGATCAATTCCCAGAATCCAGCTTACCTGTGGAAGAAGGTCGCCCGCAATCAATGGAATTTCAAAAAAAATCTGTACAAGGACATTGGGAAACCAATTATGACAATGGAATGGATTTCTTTATTATAAATGATGCAATTATTCAAAAAATTTGCATATTAGGAGACGATGTTGAGCCTTGCTTCGAAGGCGCTTCTGTAAC